TTTGGTGTATTTACATCTTCAAGTTTAGTACAAAGCTGTGTTACTTTAGATGAGAGTGGAACATATGTAAATAGAACAAACGGATATTGGGAATACTCACCAACGGGGTCTACTGTATTAAACGCCAGACCATCTAAATGGTATTTAGAACCTAAATATTTCTTTACATCATCTGAAGATGCGGCTACGCTTACTCCAAATTCAACATCATTCCATTCCGCTGAAGTTCAAGATACAAGGTTACCACTTGCTCTTGAAAACTTATATTACAATGGGTGTAGAATATCAAGTGACTCATTAACAACCGACTCTGAAGATACACCAGATGGTGGGCCTGTTGTTGAGATTACCGAAGTAGATTCGACTACATTGGTGTACTCTGGCAAAACTGCGGCCGATGGTAATTTAACAAATGATGGTAATGTTACTGGTCCAGTTCGTAAAGTTCCTGATGACTTATTAGTATCGGTAAACAACAAAAAGAAGAAAAATAAGAATTCAGCAGTAAATGTAGCATCTCTTCAATCTTCATTAGAACCTCTACCATTTATTGTTAGAAATTCTAAACCAAAAGCTAATATCATCAAAAATGATACAAACTCCATATACGCTATTGAAAAGTCAATATCAAATAGATTTAAAATTTATAAATCAAACTTTGTTTATTATTCTTTAGAAGGATGGCAGTTTGGAGATTGGAAATCATTAACACAATTACCAAAACCATCTTATAGGTTAAGTGTAAATGGTGTTGATACTACCAACGCAATAATGGGTATGAAGAATACAATACGAATAAATGACTTTAACCCAACATCAACCGCCGGCTCGTTGAGAGTAATTAATCAAGTATTCTTAACACAAGTTGGTACGGGTCAAATAGTTTGGAATTCGGCATATCAATTGAATGTAATTGATTACTCTTTCCAAATCGGGTCATACCCATTTGATGTGGAAATTAGAGTAATTCTATCTACTTAAATTAAAAACAAAACAAAACCATATTTATATACATAAAAAGGAAACACTATGGGATTTTTAGATAATTCATCAGTAACAGTAGACGCCATCCTCACCAAGAAGGGTAGAGAGCTTTTGGCACAAGGTCGTGATAAGTTTCAAATCACTCAATTCGCTCTTGCGGATGATGAGGTTGATTACGAACTTTGGAATCCAGCACACTCGTTGGGTTCTGACTATTATGGAATCGTAATTGAAAATATGCCTGTAATTGAAGCAATCACGGATGAGAACTACGCAATGAAATATAAATTGTTGTCTCTTCCAAAAACAACTGCAAGATTACCATACATTCAAGTTTCTCCTTCAAGTTTAACACTTAATGAAGGCGCAAACAATTCAGTAATTGCAGTGACCACGAAAAATGGTGGTAATGAAAACTTGGGCTACACTGCTATCTTGTTAAATTCAGACGCGGGTTCTATTACTGGAAATTCTGGTGTTCCTGGAAATGTTACTCCGATTGTAAATGTAAGTTCTTACAATACCGCACAATCTCAAACGGTTGTGGGTAAGAATCAATTTACATTTGTGTCGGCTGCAAACCTACCAAACGATACTGCTATTACAACTCGTATTGTAATCATTGGTAACGAAACTGGTGGTAGAACTGAAATTGATGTGACTGTTAATCCTGTAACCGATGCACAAACAACGGTGGTTAACGTAGTAAGTCCAGCGTAATATAAAATAAAAAGGAAAGATTATGCCAATACAACCAATTGACCCAAACGGAGGTGGAACCGGAGCAGGCGCAGGATTTAATTCTGGAACAGGCGGTGGTGGAAGTACCGGAAACAATGGCCCCTCAATACTTGGTTCATTAGGAGCTGGTGGTGGAGCTTCTACCGGAATACCACAAGTATCAGTAGCTTCATTGTCTGCTAATGATGTAGTACAAGACGCAACACCTGTAATCCCAGCAGGTGCATACGACTTTGGAACGGGTAAAGTATTTACCGCATTCACCATTGAAGATGTCGTAGAAGGTTCTACTCAAAGAGTAACCCGCGGATTGTGGAGTGGTAATGTTGGTGAGTTGACTTCATTCTGGACTTCATCATATCAGTCTTCTACGCAAAAACAATACTACTACGAAATTTATAATGGTAACCCAACGGTTTCTACAAACTACGCTCAATTCTCAATTGCGTATGGTCACTACGCTGGTAGTGGTTCATTAGGAACAAATGAAGATTCACCATCAAATGCAATCTACTCACAATTCCAACAAGTCCTGCTTCCAGCAGCACAACGTAGATTTACATTCAATAGTGTGGCTCAAGATGATGTATATATTATCTCAATCAATAGAGAGCGTATCAAAGATAAACTTGACCCAGGAAACTGGGAATTAGTTATTTCTGGTTCTGGAAACAAACCATTGTTAAGATTAATTGATAATAGTGGTGACGCAAATCAATTAGGTAATTCAAACCAAAATGTATACAATGTTGTATCTGGTTCATTACTTAATGGTGTTTATAGTGAAAGTGAAGTATTTGGTACAGTATACCCACAATTTGGTATTATTGTATTGAGCGCGGCATCTCTTGACGCATCATCATCAATTGGTACAATTAGAACAACTAATACTGACGCACAAAACCACGGAAAGTTATTCACTGCAATTAGTGGCGCAGCTGCTGATAATGCTGGAAATGGTTTCCAAGCCAGAAGTGAGGAAGAAGTAAAATCAACATTCTTCTTTGTTAGAGCAAAGAATGCAGAATACAACTTCTCGAACAACCCATCATATGTTACTGGTTCAAATGGTAAGTTATTACAACAAACATTCGTAGGTGACCCAAAAACATATATCACCACGGTAGGTTTATACAATAACGATAATGAACTTTTAGCAATTGCTAAGTTGTCTAAACCTTTGTTGAAATCATTCTCAAATGAAATTTTGATTAAGGTTAAATTAGACTTCTAAAGATGATACCAAATGGGAATAGTATTCAAAAGAATATTCAATGGGGGAGTTCAAGCAAGACCCTTCAAAGCACATAAACGATATGAAGTTACAAATGTAAACCACTCATCATCGTTCGAGATTTCTATTCTCCGAGGTGTATCCGACAATGGAATCTTAACGGAAGTTTCAACATCAGTTGCTAATCAAATTGGTGTTGGAACTTTCTTAACTTCTTCAGGTGGTGTTACTCGTGAGTTAAACTCAATACCACAGCCGATTGTTTGGAATTCAATTAATTCAACTTTCTTTAAAAGAAGAAGTGATATTAGATTATATGATACTGCATCTGTAATCTCAATTCCACAAAATAAATTTGGTGAAAATATAAAACCTGGTTCTGTATATGTGACCGATAATTCAAATTATCCATCATCTTCAATACATCTATACGACCAAAAGGTTACTGATGAATATGGATTACTAATTGCATCTGAGCAAACTGGGTCTAATTACATTAACTCAAGTGACACTTTGGTATATTTAGACTTCGAGTCCGATACTTCGGACAAGTCCAACTTTTCAAATAGGATTATATAATGGCTTGGGGTATTGATTCAATAGGTGCATATACTACTATATACGAAACTCCAATCGATGAGTTAGGTTATGTATATACACGAAGTGGTTCACACACAGCTCTTGTGGATACTGATGTCGATGTTGATGATATTGGTGGTGACTTTGCTTCACAAACTGTAAAAGAAGTATATACTCATTTTGATTTCATAAACTTGGATGGTGAGCAAATCCTTGGTGGTCAAACTGGAAGTGTATGGGATAATGCTGCCACTCAAAGTTTAAAGGATGCAGTTACAACTGGTTTATGGGCAGTATCAAGTAATGACTACTTTAATAATGAAACTGATTATAGTGTATACTATCCATTTTTCAATACAACAACAGGTGTAACAAGTAGTATATCCAAGATTACAAATGTGACCTTCGCAAATGCAAGCTCGGGGTTTGTTCAATTTGAATTCGAGAATGGTAACGGTAGACACGCAACAATATCAGATGGATTTGGCCCAAGCGACGATTTAAGTGAAAGACAACAAGTACATAGAACTATATTCCTTGTAGGTGATACTTCAAGTTTAAATGGCGATACACTTGGGTTTGATTTTAATACTGAATTGGACGCAGCCGTTGCAGAATATGAAGCATCTGCCTCATCTGGCGTTAGTGTTTCTTCCGGAGGTGTATTAAGTTCAAATTCATTAATATCTACAAACCCCTCATTAGGTATTGGTAATACCTATAATTTTAATCACTCACAAAGTATTCAGATTAAACATAGAGAGCATTTTAATGTATTAAACAAAAATGATGACTGGGCAGTTTCGTTTTGGGCAGTTATCCCACCATCACAATCGTTAGTTGGAAGACAACAACAATCATTGGTACAAAAACGAAATACCTACACTTATATTGATGATGCTGGATTGGAACAAGTAAAATCACAAGGAAATGGTCAATATCCATTTGATATTTCATTTTATACCGAACTACACCCTACAAGTCCCGGACATATTTTTATTAAAGCATCCGATGGTAGCTCTGTATTAAACTTTTCATCATCAAATGCATACAATGATGGGTTAGCTCACGAGTATGTGTTAAATAAAACTAATAGTGAAATTGCACTATGGGTTGATGGTACAAACGAAGTTTCCGCTTCATATTCATTTAAGGGTGTTGTTACTAATGATAGAGACATTCTTATTGGAGCACGTAGTATAAGTGAAACGAATGCATTCTTTAGTGGTTCTATGTCTCAATTTAGAATTCATAGAAATAGTCTATCCTCCGATATGATTTCATCATTAGCAGACAACTCAACAAGTGGTTCTGCGTTACAACGAAAAGAAGTTGGATATGTATTTTACAAGCATGGTATGATTATCATATCAGACCCAAGATTTAGATATCAAAATATTTTATTGGGTAATGGTAATTGGAATTATACAAATAGAAACTTTCAATTGGATTATCGTGCTACCAAACAAGTTGAGGAATTTTCGATTCTTTGTGAAATCAAAAGAGATGAGTTCAACGTATCATCCAACTCATCATTACGAGTTGATGGGTCTGATACCGACACTCGATTGTTGGGTATAGCTACTGGTTCAGATTTTAGACCTTATATTACTCAAATTGGTCTTTACAATGACAATGGTGATTTACTTGCCATTGGTAAGTTAGGTTCTCCACTAAAAAAACGACAAGATGTCGATGTAACCATAAATGTAAAATTTGATTTAGATTAATATGTTACCTACTTGGTCACAATATCATCGAGAAAATAAAGATTCAATGTCTATGAATGAAATGATTAGACAATATAACTTTATGATGGACTTGGAATATATGGCAGACACCTCTACAAGTGAATCTGAAGTAGTAGAACCAGCTAATTTTTTATTACAAGAAAATGGTGACTATTTATTACAAGAAAATGGTGATAGGATAATATTATAATGGCTGATAAAAAAATATCTCAATTAAATAGATTAACAACCCCACTACTTGGTGACGCGTTTGCTATTGTTAATAGTGGTGAAACTAAACATACACTTATTGGTGATATTGCAACTCCAATTAGAAATTACAATGTTCCACTAACTGCATCTGGTATAACAGTGTCAGGAGATATCATACCGACTACTCCCGAAGGAGCAACTTTAGGTACTGCAGAAAAACCATTTAGAGAACTATTTCTACAATCGGGTTCTATCTCCATCGAATCAGATACACCCGGTGACCCTTCCGCACTTATTTCAAACAACAATGGTAATTTGGATATTTCTGTTGGTGGTTTGAGATTGGTTCAATCTGGCAATTCATTTATCGCCGAAACTGGGTCATTCCAATACATCTCTGGTAGTATGACCCAAGTAGGCGATTACATTAGAATTGGTAACACTACCACAACAGGTTCAGTTAACCTTTCAGGTTCATTTGAAGCGTCATTAACTGAAAATAATGTTTGGGTAGGTGATTCAAATAATAGAAGTGTAGAAACACCTATTTCATCTTTAAGTACATATCTCACAGGTTCGTTAGTAAAATCCGCTTACATCTCTTTATACGATACATCATCACAATCCCTAATAACATCTGGTTCGGGGCAGGCTGTAACCTTTTCAAATAGTTGGGGGCAAAGTGGGATGAGTTTGGTTTCTGGTTCTCGTTTGGTAATGGAAAATCAAGGTACATACCAATTTAGTTTTGTAGCACAAATAAGTAACTCTGATAATGCAGTACACGATGCTTATTTTTGGATAAAATATAACGGAAGCAATTTTCCAAACTCCACAACCAGAATGACCCTCCCAACACGAAAGGATTCGGGTGTTGCATCTGCTCAACTAATGAGTATCAACATAGTTGGTCAGAATGTAGTGGATAATGGTTACATTGAATTATGGTGGACTGGTGATAGTACAACATTATCATTAGAAGAAACCCCCGCGTTCGGACCTGTTCCCGAAACCCCATCAATTATTGCTAATATAGTAAGAGTTGGATAATAAAAAAATATAAGTTATGGCAAAAGGAAATTGGAGTCACATCCAAAAATCAAAAGGACACAAGTCCGGCCTTGAAACTAAAATTAACGAACAATTAAGAATTCAAGGTATCGATGGGGAATACGAACAACACGAAATTCCGTATGTTGTTCCTGCAACTCACCACACTTATAAACCCGATTTTAAATTACCAAATGGAATTTACATTGAATCTAAAGGTTGGTTCTTACCAGAAGACCGAAAAAAACACACCCTTATCAAAGAACAACATCCTGAAATCGATTTGAGGTTTGTTCTTCAGTCCCCAAATGGTAAAATTTATAAGGGTTCAAAAACTACTTATGCACAATGGTGTGATAAGAATGGATTCAAATGGGCCAAGAAAGAAATCCCCCAAGAATGGTTGGATGAAAAACCTAAACAAGATTTTTTTGATTTCTCAAAATAATTTCGTATATTAGTAGTTATGGAAGATAGACTACTTGAATTATTAGAGTCCGTTCTTGGTAAATCCAAGAAAACAAGTGGGGACAATTATGCGTTCTATTCTCCATTCGTTGACCACTACAAACCAAAGTTAGAGATTAATATACGAATTAATTCTAAAGGAAACAACCCGTGGCATTGTTGGATTTCGGATGAGAAGGGCAGAACCATTAAAGGTCTATTCAAGAAACTTCGTGTATCTAAACAAACTTGGGATGAATACAATTCTATATTCAGTAAGGTCAATCGATACTCAAGTGAGTACGATACTACGGAAGTTGTAGAGCAAGTTGAACTTCCAAAAGAATTCAAACCCCTTTACCAACAATCCAACTCAATCAAGTGGAAGCACGCATTAAACTATTTATTAAATAGAGGTCTTCGTGTTGAGGATATTGTTAAATACAACATTGGATTTTGTGAGAGTGGTGAATATGAAGATAAAATTATCATTCCATCCTATGATGAACGAGGTAAACTAAACTTTTTTGTTGGAAGGTCATTTTATGATACAAAGTTTAAGCATAAGAACCCGAAGGTATCCAAAGATATTGTTGGGTTTGATTTATTGGTTAATTGGGACACTCCTATTGTATTGTGTGAAGGCGCATTTGATGCAATCGCAATTAGAAGAAACGCAATTCCATTATTCGGAAAATCCATCCAATCTGAATTAGAAAAGAAAATAGTTGGAAATTCAGTAAAAAAGTTGTATATTTGTTTAGATTCGGATGCTCTAAAGAATGCTTTGGGGCTAGCGAAGAAGTTTATGTCGTATGGGATTGAAACCCATCTTGTTGATTTGGTTGATGAAGACCCTTCGGAGATGGGATATACTCGTATAAACAAAAAGATATATGATACACCTCCACTTGATTTACGCAAGTTGATGGAGTATCAATTATTTAAAGTATGAAGAAACTGAAAAAGATTAATATAGGTGTTGAAAAGGTAAATAAGATTTATCACATCGCCGATGTTCACATTAGAAACCTAAAAAGACATTCCGAGTATCGCGATGTATTTTCCCAACTTTATGGTTATATTTTGACCACAATGGAGGAAAACGACATTATCGTTATTGCAGGTGATATTGTTCACGCAAAAACGGATATGTCACCAGAGGTGGTAGATTTGACTCAAGAGTTCTTTACTCGATTATCAGACCTACTACCAACGATTGTGATTCCAGGTAATCACGATGCTAACTTAAATAACCCATCTCGTTTGGATGCATTAACACCCATTGTTAACGCATTAAAACTTCCACGGTTGGTTTACTTAAAAGATAGTGGTGCATGGGAAATTGGTGGTATTACATTTGTACATCAGACCGTATGGGATAATGTTCCAGGATTCCCACCAGCAACCGATTATAGTGGTGATGTAAAAATTGCAATGTTCCATGGGCCGGTTGATAAGATTGAGACCGAACATGGGTTTACAATAGAGAACAAGAACATTAGTGTTGGGAACTTTGATGGATACGACATCGTACTTTTGGGTGATATCCACAAACCAAATAATCCAGTCCAAGGCAAAGACAATATTAAATACCCAGGTTCATTAATCGTTCAGAATCACGGAGAGGCTAAATACCCAGACCACGGAATTTTGGTATGGGATGTAGAAACTCGTGAAAATAAATTCGTAAAAATTCATAACGATTATGGATATGTCACGGTAGATATTGAAGAGGGCAAGATTGTATCAAATACTCCAATCCCTCAAAAACCACGAATGCGAGTTCGTGTAAAAGACACAAAGGCATCTGACCTTAACAAGATTCTTGCTGAACTAAAGAAGGGTCGTAAGGTACAAGAGTTGACCGTACAAAAAGTTATCACTCGTAAAGAGGGTGGTGAACACGAAAAGATTATTCTTCAGAATGTTCGTGACACTGCGTTCCAAAACAAACTGATTGAGGAATTCTTAAATGACACCGAACATCTCACCGAGGAACAACTTGAAGTGGTTAAAACAATCAACCAAGATATTAACGCAAAACTTGGAACACAACGAACAATTACGAACTCAACTTGGATACCAAAACAATTTGAGTTTTCAAATATGTTCTCGTATGGCCCTAACAATGTTATTGACTTCAGTCAGATGAAAGGAGCATATGGCATCTTTGCTCCAAACGCAAGTGGTAAGTCAACCCTTTGGGACGCTCTCTCATTTTGTATTTTTGATAAGTGTTCAAGAACCTCAAAAGCAGAGGATGTGATGAACTACTCAAAGATGTCGTTTGATTGTAAGTTTACATTTGAATTGAATGGTGTTGACTACACCATTGAACGAACTGCTAAGAAGTCACCAAAGAGGGGAACTGTAAAAGTTGATACTGATTTCTATCGTGTGGTGGATGGGCAAATAGAATCTCTTAATGGTGAACAGCGAAGAGAAACAAACGCAATTATTAGAGAATATGTTGGAACTTACGATGACTTCGTTCTCACGGCAATGTCAACCCAATCAAACAATAGTGGGTTCATCGACAAGTCTCAAAAGGAACGAAAGGAACTACTTGCACAATTCTTGGATATGGATGTCTTCGAAAGTCTATACCAAATCGCAAGTGAGGAGATTAAGGAACTATCAGCCCTTCTAAAGGACTATAAGAACCAAGACCTACCAACACAACTTGCAGAGGCAGAAGATACAATCACATCCATTACAGGGTCTCTCACCACTCTACAAGATAGAAAGGTTGAGTTAGAGTCTAAACGTGATGTGGTAAATACTAAAATTGAATTTGAGATGGGTAATCTCAAACCAGTAGAGGAGTTGGGTGATGTATCTGATTTAGAAGGTCAACTACAATCTTTACAAAAAGAACGTAAGAGACAAGATAGTGAATGTGCCTTGAATCTTGCAGAGGTTCATAACATTGAGACTGAACAAAAGTCAATCACAACCAAAATATCTAAATACGATATTAAGGAACTTCAAGAAAAAAACAACCAATACAAATCATTGGATAGAAAATTCAATGAACTTGGATTGTCTTTGGATAAAATTGAATCCGAAATGATTCATGCTAAAAAACATTTGGATGGTATTGGTTCATTAACCTTTGATGATAATTGTGAACATTGTGTAAAGAATCAGAATACACCATTTGCTAAACAAGCACAAGGTCTTGAAGATGAGATTGAGTCTTTGGGTAAGAAATATTCATCTACTGTTTCAGAACGATTGAATACAATGTCTGAACGTGATAAGTCGGATGTTACAAAAGAACTCAAAGAGTATGAAGGCCTTTCAAGTAGACACGCTGAATTAGATAAAGAGTGGTTGAAGTCAAGTAAATCATATGATTATTGTGTATCGTTGGTTAAGGACATTGAATTAGACATCAAGTCACTCGAAGAAAAAATTCAAAGAGCTAAAGACCAAGAGCAAGCAGTAAGCCATAATGCTGAAATCCAACAAAAGATAAAATCTTTTAAAGTCACACGAGACCAACTACGAGATGATATTGATGATGCCACTAATGAGATTATGACAATCAATTCTGATATCAAGGTTGCTGAAAAGACTATTGAGAATGTAAATCAATCCATTGATAAACTTCGTGATATGGAAGTTCGGTTCGATGGATATGAATATTACCTCAAGTGTGTAAAGAGAGATGGCATCCCCTATAATCTAATTTCAGATGTTCTACCAAAGTTGGAGATTGAGATTAATAACATCCTATCACCAATTGTAGATTTTCAAATCCTATTAAATACTGATGGTAAAAATATCAACTCATACATTGCATATGGTGATACCGAATATTGGCCATTAGAACTTACAAGTGGTATGGAGAAGTTTATTTCATCTATCGCAATTAGAACTGCTTTGATTAATGTATCCAATCTACCACGACCAAACTTTATTGCTATTGATGAGGGGTTTGGTTCGTTAGACACGGACAACTTTAATTCTCTATATTTATTATTTGATTACTTGAAGACCCAATTTGACTTTATCATCACGATATCTCATATTGATAAGACACGAGATATGGTTGACCAGATAATTGATATCAATAAAGTTCGTGGGTTCTCTAAAGTATCATATTTATAAGAAAGTGATGGAGTCCGTTAATGGCACTGGAATTAAAGAAGAAATCAAAGATATATCTTAAATCACAAAAGGTTGGCATAGAGGACAACTCTCCTGAATCTGCTGAATTTTTTGGTGTTGTTGATTTTCCAAAGTATCTTGGTGAGGGTAAAAACTCGTTTAAGATACGTCCCGTTGATGGTGCGTTTTTACCAAATACAAAAATTGAAATTGAGGTTCTTGATTCAAATGAGAGGCCAATCTACTGGGAAATTCCAAAATACAAGGAAGAAGACAAAGGTAGATTAATTTCAGTTTGGATATATGACCTTCCTGAAAATCGTAATTATAATACTCCAAACGGAACTGCTCAAATTATTTTATTAGGTACTCTGCCTGATGGTAATCTTGTTAGATGGTCTCGTAAGATTGATGTAAATAAGAGTAGAAAGTCTGTATCAAATATTGTATTTAATTCTACGTTATTACCACGAGTAAACGTATCTTCAAGTATTGAGACCTTTACTAATAAAAAGGTATCCAATAGTAAACTCACTAAAACAATTGCAAATAGTGAGGTATATTATAAAAAGTCTACGTTTGGTGACACAACTACTTTAGAATACGACGCATTATCAAACTTTAATGCAGAAATGGTTGGTGGTACTGTTTATGCAGTAAACATTCCAACATTGTTCCCACGACTTGGTGGTGGTCAACCACAACCCACACAATTTACAGCCAGTATAACTGAAGTGGCGTCCTCAACAATAATGAGGATTAACACACCAATTACAGCAAGTGATAATCGTAGCGATGGTTCAATACATACATACGAATACTCCGATGGTACTCTTGAAGTAAATATAGAATACTACTCAACTGGCTCCGACACCTCTACACAAAACCAAATTGCATTTGCAAATTTTACACTTACAAATGTAAAACCTATTGTGGGGAGAATTGATTCTATAAACACATTGATTAAGTCACAAGGTCTTACCAATGCTGATTATGATTTGATTGGTAATACTAAAGTAGAAAATACACCATCGTTATCATATAAAGTTCCAATCCCAACGGAACACCTAAAAGACCCAAAAAGCTTAAAATTACAATTTTTAAATTCAGTAGGTGAAGTATCATCAACTGAACTTGTGGTCGAAGATATTGTATTTGAAGGTGGTAACGTATACATTGGCGGTGACCAATCTTTGATTAGTGGGTCATTCCATATTGGTAACGCTATTGGAACTGGTATTGAGATGGCAGGTCACTCAAGTGGTTATCTAAAGTCAATAGGATATAATGGATTCACATCAGCTTCACTTGGAAAAGGTGCCGGTGGATTCCTTATTTGGAGTGGTAGTGGTAATCTACAATTAGGAGATGACCAATATCCTGGAGTTGGTATGGAAATGGTATCTGAAGGTGGGTCGTCCAGTTTTTATTTCACAACTCATGATGGTGGTCAATTAAAAGTTATTACGGATGAATTTTTTATAGGTACTGATGATACACAATTTATCAGCGGGTCCGGTGGTAATATAGAAATTAGTTCATCATTCTTTCATTTAAATCCAAAAGATGGTGAAGCAGTTATTGGTGGATTTGAAGTTAGTGAAACGCAAATCAATTCATCAAATGATTTATTGATTTTAAAATCAAACGGACACATCACCGCATCGAATGCAAAGATAGATGGTAACATTATTGCACAAGTGGGTCGTTTTGATGATGTACAAGTTGTAGGTACTATTGCAAAAGATAGTAGTAATGAGTACATATTGGAATCGTGGGTAACCTCATCCGCCGACATTACATCATCTTGGGCGTACGGTGGGTCAAAAGTAAATGTTGGTACTATTGGTAGTACCATATCTTATGGTAACTTAACTTGGACGTGTGACTCTGGTTCAACTGCTACATCTACATTTCACGGAACTATATTATACGCATCAAAGTACACAAAGGCAGTTGATGGTAGTGATGTATCAAATACAGAACCACCTACTTTTAAAAAGTGGTCTGATATAAAAGGTAATATTGGGTTGAATGCTATTGGGATGCCAACGGGATATCCAGAAGAATACACCACAGACGCTACCGTTGATAACGTAATATTTTCAGCAGGAAACTCGGGTATAGGAGAAACATCCGATTTTTCAATTTTAAGTGAAGTGATTACCCTACCATCAAGTTTGATTGGGCTTGAATCATTAAATGGGTTGGTTTTACAAACGGCCGCAAAATTTGGCTCTTCGTTTGGTGGATTTGGCCCAACTGTACGAGTTGAAATTAAACACCCTACCACAAGTGCTGTTTGGAAAAGATTTGAAATAACATCACTAAACGCTGCCGAGTGGTTATCTATAAACGTACCAATCCTTGATGCGTTAGTATCCGTATCCGGAACTACACTCACAATCAGAAATCAGTTTAGAATTAAAATAAGTTGGTATGCCCAAAGTGCCAGCGGTGGCGGTACGGTAAATTGGATGAGGCTTGGTGAAATAAGACTTGTAAAAGCAGCTTCTTCCGAGGCATTGTTTGTAAAAGGATTACAATTTGACCAATCATCATTATCCACAACAAAGTATGGAACGGCACATCACGGAAACTTTATTCCCGGTAGAGATAACACATATGACCTTGGTCAAATAGCAAGTGTTAGTACAGGAGTTCCGGATGCACGATGGGATGATGTTTACGCAACAAATGGTACAATACAAACATCCGATGTAACTCAAAAGGAAAATATTACATCTTCAGATTTAGGATTATCGTTTGTAAACGAACTACGACCTGTGAGTTATAATTGGGTTGGTAAAACGAGAACCCACTATGGGTTAATTGCTCAAGAGTTGAGTTCATCATTGGGTCAGTTTGATAAAACCACTTTAGATTTTGCAGGAATTACAACAGGGTCTATGATGGGATTACGATATACTGAACTAATATCTCCGATGATTAAAGCGATACAAGAACTTTCTGATGAAGTAAATCAACTAAAAATTGAGTTAAGTCAGAGTAGAGGATAATTATTATTATGGGAAAGCTTATAAACGAGTGGGTAAAAGAATCAATCTTAACTGAAGATGTTAAGAAAACCGTGGTAACCTATGTAGGTAGGTTTCACCCATTCCATTCAGGTCACAACGCCGTATACCAACATTTGGTAAAAAAGTTTGGTAAAGATAATGTCTATATTGGAACTTCTGATAAAGTAGAATTACCAAAGTCACCATTCCGATTTAAGGAAAAAGTTCAGATAATGACTACGATGTTTGGTATTCCAAAAAATAAAATATACCAAGTAAAGAATCCATACGCTCCAAAAGAAATTCTTGGAAAGTTTGATGAGAACACAACTGCGTTTGTCACGGTAGTTGGTGAGAAAGATGCTGGTAGATTGGGTATGGGTAAGGGAAGATTCTTCCAACCATATAAGGGTGATACATCACTTCCAATGAAAGATAACGGATATGTTTACATCGTACCACCACAAGGTCGTGGTATTTCTGGTACTGAAGTTCGCAAAGGTATGTCGGAGCCAGATGAACAAAAAAGAATTAAGTTTTTCAAATCAGTATACCCAAAGTTTGACCAAAAGATTTTTAATTTAGTATCAGGTCGTATGTCAAAGGTTGAGTCTGTAATGGAGTCATTCTTACAAACAATTGATATTAATGAAATTATAAAAGAAGGTTCATCGGTTTCACCAATCGGTAGAAGTATGGTGGATGACGGTCCTGGCGCTTTCTATGGTAATATGAATACATTTCGTGCTGAAATGGATGATGTTGTTGGGAAATTAGGTTGGGATATTGTATCGTATTTAATGGATGATGATTCGATGGAAAATATTACTTCCACCGAATATCCAAAAGGTCCAGGTCGTTTGGGTGTATCATTCTTCCCAACAGGTGACACGATGGATGGTCAGACCAAACGATATGGTAAAGACATCACAGGTCGTCCTGGTTATACTAAATGGGCAAAGCACATTAAGAGAGTCGCACTTCGTTTAGGTATGGAGTTTGTTAAATTTGCAGAACCAAAAGAAATCGACAACCTTACTCCAAAAATTGATACCGAAAAGCAAAAAGCTAAAAAGAACAACCTTAAAGAAGGTATCCTTAACGAGGGTGGTGCATATGGTCACATGAATCACCCATTTGATACTGAACTTGGATTAACCTTCGGTGATTTAAAAATTATCATCGACAAAGCACTAAATGGTAAGTTGGAATTTACCAGAGAAAAAACCGATGGACAAGCACTTGCTATCTCATATAGAAAAGATAGAGGCATCATCGCTGCAAGAAATAAATCACATCTCAAAGATAGGGGACTTAACGCATTGGACATCAAAGGTGTTTCAGATAAGTTTGCTAATAGAGGGGGTTTGACCGATGCGTATAACTTCGCAATGAGAGATTTGGAATCAGCTATTTCAAAACTATCAGATGCACAAAAAGAGAAAGTCTTCAAAGATGGTTCAAAATTTATGAACATTGAAGTCATCTGGCCGGAGTCAGTTAATGTAGTACCATACGGTCAACCACTATTAGTTTTCCACGGAACAATGGAATACAATGAAAAGGGTGAGGCAATTGGAGCAGACACCTCTGATGCAAGAATCCTTGCCGGTATGATTAAACAAGTGAATGCTCATGTTCAATCAAAGTATACCATCCAAGGCCCTCCTGTGGTAAAACTTCCACAAAACCAAGAACTATCAAAAATGAAATCAAAGTTCTTTGGTCAACTATCCAAAGTACAAAAAGAGTTCAAACTTAAAGATAGTGATGGTGTGGCTGAATATCATCAAAGATGGTGGGAAGAGTATGTTGATAAAAACTCACCAACTACTTTGGACAACAAAACCAAAATGGGATTGGTAAAGAGATGGGCATTCTACGACAAAGGATTCCGTTTGGATAGTAAAAACATTTCAGATAAGAAAACATTAGATTGGGCACAAAAAACTGATAAGATTGACCAGGCAAAAATCTCAAAAGATAATCTTCGTAAGTTTGAAGATATCTTCTTGGGTGTAGGCGCAGAGGTTCTATCATTTATGTCTTCAGCACTCACGGTTAATCCTGATGGCGCATTGAGAGATATGCAGAAGAGACTTGACAAAACCATCGGTGATGTTAAAAAGTCAGGTGACCCAAAAAAGATTGCAAAATTAAAAATGGAATTAGAAAGATTAAACGCAGTTGGTGGTAGAGATAAGATTGTACCAAACGAGGGTATTGTATTTACTTACAAAGGATACACAATGAAACTTACAGGTACATTTGCATCACTAAACCAAATCTTGGGTTTAATGTATTTCTAATATACTTATAGTAGTAAAACTATACAAAAGAGTTATGGCAAAATTGCAAAATATTAAAGCAGTCAAAGAAATGATTGCTGGAAATCACCGAACTCAAACCAAAAACACGGTTGCTTTTGGGGAGAGTAAGGACTTTATCAAAAGGGAAGTTGGTGACCAATGGACTGATGGTGAAGGAAATATTTGGGAACAAAAGAAAGGATACAAGGTTAAACTTGGTAAACTTTCAGAGTTGAGAAATGACATCAACACATTCCCTAAATGTCGTAAGGATGTTTGTACTTGTACAAACCCCAAGCGTAATGACCTCAAGATGAAAGCCATTCACGGAATGTGCTTTGATTGTGTAATTGATATGGAACATCAATTAAAGATTGAGGGTAAGTACGAAGAGTATGAACGACAAAAAATGTTGGACAATGGTAAAGCTTGGTTAAAACAAGCTGAACTTGAGAAAGAAGCTCTAAAACTGGCTATCAAAGCCCGCTACATCAACGAAGATGGTTCGATTGAGGAATGGGATGGTACGACTTGGGAAGAGATGGAAGAAAAAATAGAGAATGAGTTCCGTATGTTTAAAGAGAACTTTATTCAGAAGTTGGAGAACAAAGAATGAAACTAACATCGTTGTTATCAGAAGGTAAGGCCAAATTCACTTATGGTGGTGTAAAGGTTGAATTTTATACATCATTCAAGAATGGTCAGATTAACCTTATACCAAAGTCATCTAAAGATTTAGATGCGATTGAAGATATCCTTCGTAAAAGTTCAAATCCAAGATTAGCTGATGAAGAGTTTAGAAATACTACGGCAGTTTATCTAAAAAAGAAAACTGGTCTTGAATTTGAAAATGACCCATATGGGCATCAAGCTGGATATACATTTATTATTAAAGATGACAAATTGTTAAAGATGTTAGAATCAACGGAGAGTGATATGAACTTAAAATCAATCGTAGAAAGTTTTCTTAATGAAGATGCTGGGATGAACAAAAAGGTTAAACAACTTTTAGATAAAAATCTTAAAGATTTAAGAAAAGGTGGCGCAAATCACCAATGGGCAGTAATGCACATTTTGATGGGTGCCTTGACTGATGCCAACTTCCATAGTGAAGCAAAGGGTGTTGCTAAATTGTTCCCTAAAGCAAAATACGAAGGTGACCCACAAGGAATGAAAGACCTTGAGGAAATGTATCACTACGACTTGGGTCCTGACGTTGCAAATATTTGTAAGTGGGATGGTAAAGACATTGTAAACGCAATGGGATTCTACATCTCAATGACTATTGGTAGACCATTAGGACAAAAGGTTGAGACATTGGTAGAAAATGCCGGTATGAGAATCTTTAAAGAGTCTGTATATAAAAAATAAGGATTTCTGATGATTAAGTTAAAGTCACTTTTAAAAGAAGCAGATTATAAAGTATACCATAAATCGTTTACTGATGCTGCAGAAGAAGCAAAAAAGTTTGCTGAAAAACGTGGATACGAAATCGATGAAGATGATTGGCAATCTCAAATTGCAATGGGTGGTAAGAATGTTCGTTCAAGACCATCAGTAGGTAAGGACACTCGTTTCACAGTAGGTCTACTTAAAGGTGGTAAACTACAAAGAAAAGCACTTCAGATTCAAGTGTATGGTATGAAGAACGGATACGAACTTAACGCATATATCAATTAAGGAGCATCAATGAGACTAAAAGAAGAAGGCCCGTGTTGGGATGACTACGAGATGGTAGGAATGAAAAAGAAGAATGGTAAAGAAGTTCCTAATTGTGTTCCTAAATCCGAAGCTGCATCTTTTAAGATTACAAATACCATCTCTAAAAAAGAGTGGGCAAAAACTCACAAAGATTACAAATCGGTAATTGATGGAGTTCCATATGTAATGAAGTTGACCGATAAAGGTACTGCTTTAGTTCCTGTGAAGATTGTTGAATCGGTAAACGAAGGTAAAAAGAGATTCAATACCAACTATGGTGTTGGTAAATCAAAATATGTAGTAAACTATCACGATGGTGTTAAGAAACACAAAGATGGTAGTGATTTCTTTGATGTTCAAATTTTCAAAAACAAAAAAGATTTAGAAACTTTCAAAAAAGCTCTTTTACAAAAAGGATTTGTAGCTGAATCAGTAAACGAAGCAGCATCAAGAACTGCAATGGAAATTGGTGGTTTGACTGGTTTGAACAAAGATGCTATCCAAAAGTTTGTTGATGATAACAAATTAGACATTGAAAAAGTATATCAATACGTTAAGGTTGGTAAACTTCCAGAAAGAATGGCATTGGTAGCTGCAATCGCAGGTAAGCCAGGTAATTCAGTTCAAGTAAAACTAATTAAAAAGTTTAAGTAAGATGACTGAAAAACAACTGAAAGAACTAATCAGAGAAGAATACCATAATGTAAAAAACTTTATGGAAGAGAAGTATGGTTTTACTCCAGAGTTGGGTAAGGTTGTATCTAATCCTTATGTTAATGCATTTTCTGCGGTAAACGAATCTAACGAAGAAGTAACTCCACAACAATTATCAAAAATACAATCTGATATTAGAAAGATTAATAGTAAAATCAAAGTTTACATCAGTAAACATCCTATAACTAAAGGTGAGTTAAGTATAGAATTGGGAGCTGGACACGATGATGATTCAGAAATACAAAAGATTTACAAAGTATTAAAGAAACATACTGGCGATTGGAGAACTGGTACTATGTTTAACGAATCGGTAAACGAAGGTGGTGAGTCTGATTCTGATATGGCAGTAGACCAATTAGAAACTTCAATCAGAAAAGCACAGGCACTCATTACAAAACTTCAAGGTAAGGGTGATTTAGAACCTTGGGTTCAGTCTTTGATTACAAAAGCAGAAGATTACATTTCAACAGTATCAGATTATGGTGAGGTTGAAGAGTATGATGTAGAGAACGAACAAGACATCAAAGAATTTGTTAAGTTTATGAGAGAGTATTCTCAAAAACTAAATTTACATAAGGGCGAAACTCCAAAAGATTTATACGAAGCAGAATACCAAGGTAGAAAAGTTGAACTTGGTAAGATTATGCAAGGTGATGTTAAGAAGTTCAAAGTATATGTAAACAACGACAAAGGTAATGTTGTAAAGGTAAACTTTGGACAAAAAGGTATGACCATCAAAAAGGATAATCCTGAAGCACGTAAATCTTTTAGAGCAAGGATGAATTGTGATTCTCCAGGTCCAAGATGGAAAGCAAGATATTGGTCGTGTCGTAAGTGGTAATTAATTAATTCCAACTTACATATTTATATTGGAACAATTAGTTTAACAAAAAGAGAAAATTATGAAAAATTGGTTAAAGAAAACTTGGAATTGGTTACTTGGTAAAACTACTATTGATGAAAAAGTAGTTGAAGTAATTAAAGAAGTTAAAGAAGATGTTGCTGAAGTTAAGACTCGTGCTAGAAACGTGGTTAAGGAAGTAAAAGAAGTTCGTACTGCTGTAAAGAATGTTGTTAAGGAATCAAAAGATGTTGTTAATGCTGCTAAAGGAAAGTCAACACCTAAACGTAAACCACGCAGAAAACCAGCAGCAAAAAAACCAGCAGCAACTAACGCTGGTGATACCAAGCCAGTTGCAAAGAAACCTACGAACCGTAAGCCTCGTAGAAAGCCAGCTGCAAAAAAATAAATGAAAAAACTAAATCCATCTCAACTTGTAATTCTTTGTTTGGCAGGTGTCCTTATCTACCAGCAATTCTTTATGGGTAATACCTACAAAAAAGAATACGAAAGAATGTTGAAAGAAAAAGAGATGGAGTATTTAGGTGAGATTTCAAGATTGGAGAGTGAGGCAGACTCACTCATCCAATTAAATCTTGGATTGAGTAATCAGATTGCAGAAATTGACAATCAGATTGATTCTAAAAATGCACAACTTTTAAACTTGAGAAAACGATATGAAGAGCAAATGGATAAGTTTGATGATATGTCTGATGATGACCTCATCTCTGCTTTCGCAAACGCTTTCAACTGATAGTCTAATTGCAGTTCCAAGAACCGCAGTTAAAAATGCGTTAGTCGTTAAGTCTCAATTTGATGTATGTAGCGAAGAGCTAAAAACAACTCAAGAGTTAGTATCACTACAAGTTGATAAGATTGAATTACAATCTCAACAACTCGCAAACTTTTCAGTTGCACTTCAAAGTAAGGAACAAATTATCCTACAAAAAGATAATCTGATTGAATTAAAAGACAATCAAATCAAAACCCTCAAAAAACAAAAAAGAGGGCAATTTTGGAATGGTTTGTTATTGGGTGGTGCCGGTGGCGCTACATTGATTGCTATATTATTCGTATTATAAAAAATGTATGCCAGATTTAAGAACACTCATACGAGAAGAGTGGGTCAAGTGCGCTAAAGACCCTGTATACTTTTTTAAAAAGTATTGTTACATTCAGCACCCCCACCGAGGAAAAATCCTTTTTAACTTGTATGAGTTTCAAGAGGATTTGATGCATAATATCAATGACCATCGTTTTAATGTAATCCTCAAATCACGACAATTAGGTATCTCTACACTTTCAGCCGGATATTCACTCTGGCTGATGTTGTTTCACGAAGACAAAAACATTTTGGTAATTGCAACTAAACAAGAGGTTGCAAAGAACCTTGTAACGAAGGTTCGTTTCATGCATTCTAACTTACCAACTTGGTTAAAAGGCCAAACCGAAGAGGATAACAAACTATCACTCCGATTAAAGAATGGTTCGCAAATCAAAGCAACATCTGCCGCTGGAGATGCTGGTCGTTCTGAAGCATTGTCTCTTTTGGTAATTGATGAGGCTGCATTTATTGATAATGTAGAAGAAATTTGGACATCCGCACAATCAACACTTTCAACAGGTGGTGGTGCTATTGTATTGTCTACACCAAATGGTGTGGGTAACTGGTTTCACAAAGTATGGTTACAAGGTCAAGCTGGAGAACAATGGCACCCAGCCGAACTCCATTGGACTGTACACCCTGATAGAAATCAACGATGGAGAGATGAGCAAACAAAACTCCTTGGTGAAAAGGGCGCAGCCCAAGAATGTGATTGTGATTTCATTTCATCCGGTTATACAGTAGTAGAAGGTTCTACACTACAATGGTATCAAGAGACTTATGTAAAAGACCCTGTTGAAAAACGAGGATTTGATGGTAACTATTGGTTATGGGATTATCCAAACTATTCTCGTGACTATGTAGTGGTTGCCGATGTCGCTCGTGGTGACTCAACCGACTATTCAGCATTCCATGTTTTTGACATAGAAACCGTAGAACAAGTTGCAGAATATAAGGGTAAAA